AAAACGCAAATCCAAAATGAAATCGTATACAGCTAAGATAAATACATCACTTCTCTATGAACAATAGGAACAATAGGAACTCTTAATTCTTTTTGCCGGTAAAACAGCCTGTTCCTATTGGTGTTCCTATTGTCCGAGTAAAAACTCAGATAGTATTTTTAATTACTAATTAATGTTTTAACCCGCTAAAAGCCGAATTCGCTTTTCAGCCGGCTAAAAACTCGAATTCGGCTTTTAGCCGGCTGTTCGGTCAAATTGCCTTTTTAGCCGGCTAATTGGCGTGTTGCCTCGAGCACAGCGCCGATCGCCTGCCAGCGAGCCGCTCCGTGCGTCGCGCGACGTGGGCGGGAATAGGCGACGGGGGGCAGCCCCCTCTTTCGGGGACCCAGCCATGGGCGAGTAGAGAAGCCGGCGCTATGTTGCAAGCACAAAGCTGATTGCAGGTGAAAGGGGGGCACAAAGCTGATTGCAAGCACAAAGCTGATTGCAGGTGAAAGGGGGGCACAAAGCTGATTGCAGGTGAAAGGGGGGCACAAAGCTGATTGCAGGTGAAAGGGGAAGCACAAAGCTAATCGCAGGTGAAAGGGAGGCACAAAGCTGATTGCAACTCCAACCAGACGGTGGCACAGTTCTATGTGCCTGTGGGCACACCGTAATAGGCGACCCCTGGGTAGCACCTTTTTCCGGTACCTATCGTGAGGCGTCATGAGTCGTGTGTTTCGTGCGGTGGATCGGCTGGCTCAAGAGCACACTGAGAGGGCTGTCACAGTCCTGGCGGAAATCCTCGATGATCCCTTCGCGGAAAATAAGGACCGTATCCGGGCGGCCGAGTCGTTATTGGACCGAGGACATGGCAAACCGGCACAAGCGATAATTGCCTTGCCTATGAATCGCGAACAGGCTCGGCGATTGGCCGCAATGAGTGACGACGACTTGCTTCAGGTCGTGCAAGCGCACGAGCTCCCGAGATTGAATCCGCCAACAGACTTACCCTCCAACTTGGTGTCGAGCCCCACCGAAATCCCCGCTTCCCTCGAGGACGATCCGCTGCTAGGCTAGCCCCGTGGACAACACGGTCGCCCCCAATCACGCAGCGGCAGAACTGCTCCGCCGCGAGCGCGCACGCAAGAGTCTGATCGAATTCAGTCAGGCCATTGACGTGCCGGGTATCCCGCTCAACGACCCGCAAAACGATATGGATTCGTTGACCGAAACATCGCCAACGCGCTACACCCCGGTCGAAACGCGAGTTGCAATCCACCATCGGTTGATGATGGGGAAGATCCAAAGCTGCATTTTGAAAATCCGCGGGCGGGGCATGATTTTCGCTCCGCCAGGGTCCGCGAAATCGACCTACGCAAGCGTGCTCGGCAGCGCATGGGCCATGGGGCATACGCCAGGGACACAGGTGATTCTTGGCAGCTACGCCACGGGCATCGCAGCCAAGCAATCGCGCAAAGTCAGATCCATTGCGCGCGATCCGCGGTATACCAGCATTTGGCCGTCGAAGCCTACGCTGATGGACGACCAACGCGCGGTGGACGATTGGCAAATGAGCAACGGCTCGAGCATGATGGCTGCGGGCTTGCTCGCAGGAATTACCGGCAATCGTTGCGATCTTCTGATCCTCGACGATCCGATTGCAAACCGCGAGCAAGCGGATTCAGCGACGATCCGCGAGAAGATCTACAACGAGTACATAGACACCGCGATGACGCGCGCCAAGCCGTCCATGTCCGTTATTATAATACAAACACGCTGGCACGAGGACGATCTCGCGGGCGCGATTCTGCCCGAATGGTACGAAGGCGAAAGCGGATTGATTCATTGCCGCGACGGGCAGCATTGGGATGTGCTCAGCATCCCCGCGGAAGCCGAGCGGAAGGACGACCCTCTTGGTCGAAAGCCAGGGGAGTTCTTGTGGCCCGAATGGTTCCCGAAAGAACATTGGAGCGTATGGCGGGACAACCCACGCGCCGCGCGCACATGGTCGGCGCTATACCAACAACGGCCCGCGCCGTTTACCGGCGTGCATTTCAGCCGCGACATGTTCCTGCGCTATGATCCTGATTTGACGCCGGTGGACGCATGAACCCCTCGATGTACGATCCCGACAAACCCGAGGCGCGGCCGGCATCGCTTCGAATCTACACCGCATCGGATTACGCCACCATGGCCGCGGAGAAGGGCAAGCGAGAGCCTGACTTTACCGAACATGGGGTTGTCGGCATGGACAACAAGGGAGATTTGTGGTTCCTCGATTGGTGGAGCGGCCAATGCGAAACCGACAAGAGCATCGCTGCGTGGGTGAGACTTGTCGGGTTGTATCGACCGGTGCGGCACTGGAATGAAGGTGGCGTGATCGACAAAGCGATCGGCCCCGCCATTCGCCGCGCCATGCGCGAATCTCAACGCTTCGTGCATATCGAATCGTTGCCGTCGCTCCAAGACAAGTCGATCAAGCTGCAATCGTTCCACGCGCGGGTGACAGCCAAGACGGTGCATTTTCCACTCAAGCGCAAATGGGCGGAGGATGTGATCGATCAGCTGGTGAAGTTCCCCGCCGGCCGATGGGATGACAAAGCCGACGTGTGCGGGTTGATCGGACGCGGCATAGATCAAATGCTTGACGCGCGAGTGCCGGTGCTTGACAATCGGCCATCTTTGGTGCCCTTTACGGAAGCCTGGCTCGAGTATGGATCCAAGCCCAAATCGCAAGTGAGGTTTTTCTGATGCTGACCCACATCCCCGGACTCGGAACGATCGACGACTCCGCGCCGCCTGCGAAGCCCGTCGCGGTGCCTGCACCCAAGACCGAAGTGCTGGCCGCGCCGCCCCCGATTCCCGTGGTGGTCGCCCCGAATGTGCCCACGGATGAATTCCACCAGCCGCACGCCATCAACGCCGCGCCTGAGCACGACTTGCTGAAGTGAGCACGTCCGGCGCAAGCAACGGATTGACCGGCGGAGTCGCCGGCATCCAATCAGATCCGCGGCAAGCCGCAAACGGCGGCATGGAGCCGACCGGGTTCGACGTTCCGAGCAACACCGACAAGGATGAAGAAGCGCTCGTCAAGAAACGGTGGAGCAAATACGATGACGCGCGCAAGTTCGACGAGAATTTTCGTAAGCAAGTTGCTATCGACCGCCGTTACGCCGCGGGAACGTCGGATCTATCTTGGGCTGTTACCACGAACCTTATCGGTGCCTTCATCGACATTCTGGTTGCTCTTTTGTACGCTCGTGACCCTGATGTTTCGGTTCGAAAGGCGCCTCAAGTCGATTTTCAAGGCACTCAAGGGCAAGACGATTTCGCCAAGACGCTCGAGATCGTCATTTCAACCCTCTGGAAAAAAGGCAAGCTGAAAAAAGCTGCGCGCAAAGGCGTGCGCTCGGTCTTGTCGAACGGCGAAGGGTGGTTCAAATGCCTGATGGTGTCCGAGAAGGACCCGCAGCCTGAAGTCGAGAAGGCACTCAACGACGCCAAGGAGACGATGGAGCGGTTACAGGCGCAGCAGAAGATCCTCGACGACCCGGACATGAACGACCCGGACTCGGTTGAATCCGAGATCGCCGAAAAAGAATCCCTGATGGCCGAACTTCACGAGAAACTTGAAATTGCAGTCACACGTATGTTCGTGATCGACTACATGCCGACCGAGAACGTGCAAGTCTCGACCGACATTACCAACATCGAGGACTACCTTGATGCGGATTGGATCGCGAACGAAATGTTCATCGACAAGGAAGATGCGCTGTCGCGTTTTCCCGATCTGACCGAAGAGGACATCAAAGCGGCAAAGGTCTATTGGCAGCGCGTGCCGAAGGAAATGACCACGCGGGACATTGACAACGTGTTGCCGCAGGGCATGTTGACGGCCGAGAGCGCGCAAGCTTTCACCACGGCGCAGTCCTCGACCGAATCGCCGGCTTTCATTCGCGTGGTCGAACAATGGGACCGACGCGACAAGCAGATTCGCACGATGATCGACGGCGTGAAGAAATGGGCCAAGCAGCCCTACGCGCCGCCCTACCCCGCCTCAAGGTTCTACCCGTACTTCTACTTTGCGTTCTATGAAGTGGACGGCTCGAGGCACGCACAGTCCTTGTCGTGGCGCCTCTACAAGTTGCAAGACGAGTACAGCGCGACGCGATCAAACTTCCGGTTGACGCGCGAGCGTTCAATCCCCGGCGTGCTGTTCAATGCAACGATGCTCGATGACACGGAAGCAAAAAAGCTGACCGAATCGAAGCACCAGGAGTACACCGCGCTCCGGCCGGCAGATCCGGATCAACCGCTTGCCAGCTTGTTCGCGCCAAAGCCGGTGCAAGGCATCGACCCGCGGCTCTACGACCCGACCTACATCCTGAATGACATGGAACGGCTTTCCGGGGTGCAGGAAGCGTTGTCCGCGGCCATCAACGGGCCGGGCAACCCCAAGACGGCAACCGAGGCGAACATCCAGCAGAGCGGCACCAACGCGCGCACCACGTCGAACCGCGACAACTTGGAGTGGATGCTCCAAGATCTGGCGACGTACACCGCGGAGACGAGTCTGCAATGCCTTCAAGCGCGCGACGTTCAGCGCATGGCCGGGCCTAAAGCCTTTTGGCCGGAAGGCATGGACATTGAGGATCTGTTTACGCTGGTTGAAGTCACGATCGACGCCGGCACCACGGGCAAGCCCAAGCAAAGCAGCGATCAGCAGGCGTGGGCAACGCTCTTGCCGATGATTAAGGAAACCATTCAAGAGATCGAGCAAGCATTGGGATCTGGCAACCTGCCGATGGCCCATGCGCTGACCGAGCTCATCAAGGAAACCATGATTCGACTTGGGGACGAGACGGATATTGACCGTTTCATCCCCAAGACCCCGCCGCCGGGCACGCCGGGCGCCGGCGCACCGCCGCCGCCGGACATGCCGAAGATCACCGTCGCACTCAAAGGCGATTTGTCGCCGCAAGCCGCCGCCATGTTGGTGCAGCCCGCGCTTGCCGCCGACCAGCCGCCCCCACCCCCCGCGCCGCCGGACCCCTCCGCCGGCCCACAGCCTTCCCCCGGAGCTGCGGCTCCCGGCGGCGCGGGGCCTTGATTTCACCCACAAAAAGAGAACCCCATGGCCGATGAAACAGTGATGGATGCCGTCAACGCGGCTCTTGATGGAACCGCCGTCGAAACGCCCGAGCCGGTGGAGTCTCCCACAGCACACGAAGCTGTGGGAGATGAAACCCTGGACCCTTTGCTGGCCGATGCGCCGGAAAGCGAAGAAACAGACGCGGAAGCCGAAGCGCGCGGCGCGGAGCGCAACGCCGATGGCACGTTCAAGAAGCGTGCCAAGACCGAGGAACCCGAAGCCGAAAAGGTCAAGGATCCGGCGACCAAAGAGCCGGTCAAGGCCGCCGAGCCCAAGAAGGCCGATCCGCTCAACGACCCGATCCCCAAGGATTTGAAGGTCGAGACGCAGGAGCGCATCCGAACCCTAATCAAGACGACGAAAGAGATCACGGCCGAGCGTGATGCCGTCAAAACCGATTTCGAATACTTGGTGAACGGGGTGCAAGCCACCGGCGCGACGCCCCAACAGTATGGGGAAACGCTCCAATGGTTGGCCGCTTTCAACTCGGGCGACCCCGCGCAGCAGGAAAAAGCCCTCGAAATGGTCGAGGCAGTGGCCGACCGCCTTGCGACTTTGCTCGGCAAAGAGCGCACCGTGGGCGACCCACTGGCGCAACACGCGGATCTCAAGGAAGCGGTTGCCAAGGGCCAAGTGACGCCCCAGTACGCCAAGGAGATCGCGCGCACGCGAAACTCCCAAGGGCTGCAACGCCAGTTCACCGAACAGCACACCGCCGAGCAGCGGGCCGCTCAGGCGGCCGAGCAAGCACAGCTTTCCGCTCGAGCCAGTTTGACCGAGCTCGGCAACACGTTGGCCGCAACCGACCCGCTTTACGAACAGAAGCGCGCGATGTTGGTGCCGATCATGAAGCCGATCTTCGCCAACCTGTCACCGGCGCAGTGGCGCCCGGCTTTCGAACAGGCGTATGCTAATCTCCGGTTGTCGGCTCCGGCCGCCGCTCGAGCGTCGGGCACAAACCAACCGTTGCGCGCCAACAAGGCGCCGGCCGGCGGGCAGGGGCGGGCGCCGGGCAGTATGCGTGAAGCACTCGACGCCGCATTGGGCGGCATGAAGTAAGGGGTAGCCGATGAAGATGGTCAACATGGCAGAGATGGGCGTCAAAAGCACCAAGGACAAGGAATTCCCGCCCAATCACGACACTCCGGAAGGCCCGACCGTGCATCTGAATCACGAGCACATGAAGGCGCTCGGAATGCACAAGAACATGCCGACAGTGGGACAGAAGATCCCGATGGAAGGGCACATGCACGTCACCAGCGTTTCGAACCACGAAGGGCGAATGTCCATGACGGCCGAGCTGCGCAAGATGGCCGTCGACGCCACCAAAAAGGCCGCAAGCCAAGACGTCGAGGAAGGCAAGTTGAAAGGCGCCAAGGCCGCGATGGATCAGGCGCTCGATAAGCAGGAGTGAGATTTGACACTCGACCCGCTATTGCGATTGGACAATGTTTACTTCGTAGCGGCTGATGGCGCGATAAAAATAGGCTATTCAGCCAACGTCAGCAAACGCATGGCGCAGCTCCAGACGGGAGCAGCGTGCAAGCTAAAACTCTTAGCCATATACCCCGGAGCGAATCGGGCGATAGAGCAACGGTTGCACGACGCATTCTCTGAATACCGTCTTGAAGGGGAGTGGTTTCGAGACGCCAGAGTAATCAGACGATTCGCCGCTGCGGTACACAGCGGTTCACGACCGGCTTCATTGGCGGAAATAAAGGCGCTGATCGAAATAGCCCGGTGCAGCAAGGACGAACCAACGCCTGCAAAATTCGTGACGCCGGAAGAAAAAGAAGATGACAGGCGTAGAAAAATCCTTGGCCGCAAGCCTACTCCGATACCTGCGAAATTTATGGGCACGGCGCAAGGGCTGTTGATTTCAGCACTTGACGCCATGACAAGGGATCCAGACTTACCGCAACAAGTGTATGGGCGTTCCCACGCGGCGCTTCGGCAAGCGTTACGGGGAGACAAAGTTGACATTCTGAAAGCAGCATGTTCTGATTTACAGCAGGACGATTCTCAGCGCATGTCAGGCCCAACCTGACTGAACCCGAAAGCGGATAGCTCAGGGGACCCCCGGAAACGACAGGGGAAAGGCGTTACGACGTAGTTTCGGGGCTTCGGCGGGCTCCAAATCGGCAAGGTGTATCTTTCTCATCAGCCAATTTGGAGTTAACATAATGCCCTTTACAACTGAGCAATTATCGTATGCCGGCAACGCGGCTATCAACTACTTCTTGAGGAACGATCCGGTCGATCAGATCAACATCAACCGGCCGCTCATCAAGAAGCTGATGGAGGGCAAAAAGCCCTACGTCGGTGGCCTACAATATGTCGTGGAGCAGCTGCGCTACGCGAACGATTCGAATTTCCAGTCGTATTTCGGCGACACTCAAGTCACCTACAACCGCAAGCGCACCTTGCAGCAGGCCAAATTCACGTGGGGCAGCTTCCACGACGGTTTCGGCTTGAACGAGGACGAACTCGCGCAGAACGGCATTGTGATGACCGACGACAAATCGAGCGTCCCGAGCGAAGCCGAGAAGGTGCAGCTGACGAATCTTCTTCAGGAGAACAGCGAGACTCTGAAGCTGGGCTTTCAGGAAAATTTCGACTACATGTTGCACCTTGATGGTACGCAGAGCGCGACCAACATCCCCGGCCTCGACTTGCTGGTCAGCACCACGCCGACCGTGAGCCAGGTGGTGGGTGGCCTCGATCAGTCGGTCTATACCTGGTGGCAGAACACCGCGATCACGGGCATTTCGACGGCGACGGCCGGCAACCTGACCCAGCAGATGGAGATCGGCTGGCGCAACGCGACCCGGTACGGTGGGTTCGCGCCGGATTACATCCTGTGTGGTGAGTCGTTCCTCGACGCCTACCGTCTGGATGCGAAGAACACCATCAACCGCACCGTTTACATGAACGGCGACGCGAAGCCGACCGATCTCGACGGCAGCGTGGGCGAAGGTGTGCGCACCGGCCTGTACTTCAAGAACGTGGAACTGGTGTGGGATCCGGTCATGTCCGTCCTCGACGGGCTGTACGCCCCTTCCATCCCCTGGATGAAGCGGTGCTACTTCCTCAACAGCCGGTTCCTCAAGCTGCGGCCGATCCAGGGTCACTGGATGATCAACCGCACGCCGCCGCGCGTGTACGATCGGTACGTCCATTATTTCGCGCTGACGGCGAAGGCGGCACTGACCACGGGCAAGCGGAACGCTCACGCCGTCCTCAGCATCGCGTAATCAGGAGCACCACATGCAAGTTCTGACATTGACCCAGCTCCCGCTCTACCTGCCCGCGGACACCGCGCAGCAGCCCTTTGGCGACCCGCTGTCGGACATTTCCGTCACGTCAGCGGCGCCGGGTGTCGTCACTTCGCCGGGGTACAACCCGACGAACGGCGACGCAGTGGCCTTTTCGTTCGCGGCCAGCGGCTCCATGCCGACCGGGCTTACCGCGGGAACGCGCTACTACGTGGTGTCGGCCTCCGGCGATACCTTCTCGGTGTCGGCCACGAAGGGCGGCGCCGCGATCACCACGTCGAGCACGGGCTCACTGCTGACCCTGCATCTGTTGTCCTCGCAGGTGTACGGCACGCGGCATCCGTTCAAGACGGGCGATTCTGTGGTGGCCTTGAACCCGAGCGCATCGGCAATTTCGGTGCAGGCCGCGCCGGACGTCAACGGTGGCTACCCCGGCGGGCCGGTGTCTTACGGCAACCCGGGCGGGCCGGGCACGTTCTCAACGATCGCCACGATCGCGGCCGGTTCCGCGGCGACCATCGTCCTCTCCAACGACTGGATCAGCTTGACGGCTTCGGGCTCGCTGATCCTGATGCAGAACTGATATGCACGCACATGTCGTGATGCAGTATCCGCAGTATTTGCCGGCAAACACAGCGCAGCTGCCGTTCGGAGACCCGATGGGGGGAGTCACCGCGACGGCGGCGGCCCCCGGCGTGTTCACCATTCCGGGGTACCGCAACCCCGCGGTGAACGACGAGATTTCCTTTACGTTCACCGCGGGCGGCAGTATGCCGGCACCGCTCGTGGCCGGCACGACCTACTATGTCCAAAGCGTGACTTCGCCCGACGTGGTAACGCTTTCGGCCACCAAAGGAGGGGCGGCCATCACAACCACGACCACAGGCACGAACCTCATAACGCATTTCCTTTCGCAAGAAGCGTATGGGGTGCGCGTCGAGTTCAAGCCCAACAGCCCGGTGTTGGCGCTGAATCTGACGTCCTCGAGCGTGACTTTGCAGGGGGCTTCCGACGTCAACGCGACGGCGGGCAACCCGGGCGGGCCGGGCACGTTCTCAACGATCGCCACGATCGCGGCCAAGAGCGCAGCACTGATCCAGCTATCCGCTGACTGGATTCAGTTGTCGGCCGCGGGTACACTGGTTTTGCTCCAAAACTGAGAGCGAAACCAGGAAAACCCCATGCAATACGTGGTAGCAAAGATCAAGCGGGACACCAACACGGTGCATCACAAGAGCGTACCGATGTGGGAAATCCCGCTGCTCGAGTTTGTGTTCGAGGACGGCAATGTGGAGCTCACGGATGAACTCGAGGACGTGCCGGGGATGGAATACCCCGACCCGGCTTTCGAATTCGATCGCCTGACGCGGGCCTACGGTTCCGACAGCAAGAGCGGCGTGCCGCATGTCGTGTCGATTTACGGCAATGCGAACGCCGGCGTGCGCGCCTTGGCAAAGGCCATGGCGGAGGCCAAGGCCGCGGAGCGTCCGATCTCGGCAGCGGCCAAACCGAAGCGCAAGGTGCGGGCGGCCGAGCACTTGGACGCGCTGCTGGGCTGAGTGGGGCTCTATCGCGGGTGCGGTAGACTTACGCCCCTGGCTCAACACCAGGGGCGTTTTTTGTTGAAGGAAGCACATGCTTGACGTCATCATTACAAGGAGCGACGACACCCCCGGCCGTTGGGTGAAGCAGGCTTTCGATTCTGTGCAAGCGGCTATCAAAGCCGCGCCGTTTCCGGTAACGCTGATCAAAGTTCCCGGTGTGCCCGGGCACATTGGGGAAGCGTATATGCGCGGCATTGCCGCGGCGACAAGCGAGTATTTGTGCTGGGTCGACGACGACGATTTTGTACTTCCGCAGTGCTTTTGTTCTTTGGGTGCGGTGCTGTCGCAATCTCCGCAAGCGGTGTTCACGCGGCAGATTGATTTGCACCCCAACGGGTGGTTGTCGCCGCGGGATTCGCGCAGCCATCTCGAGATCTTGAATCGCCAGTGGGCTTTGACGCTTGATTTGACGCCGTTCCACACAACACCAACGCAAGCCATAGGGGCCAAAGCCGACAAAGGGGTTGATTTGATGGAGTGGAATTACATCCACAGACTGCGGCGCGACAAAGACCCCATCTTGCACAACACTTATTTTGCGAACGAGAAACCGCTATGGGCTTGAACGATCCCAACGCATGGCGGGACGCCTACAACGACACCCCGCCGATTCAATACAACGCGGGCGGGACTGACGGTCGGTTCTACTGGTCAAGTTCTGGCGGAGACTCCGGGTACATGACGCTTTTGTCTGCACCCCCCGCCGTGTTTACTGTCAATTGGGAGATTTTCACGGTCACTGATTCCGTCGAACTGGATGTTCTTTTTTCGACCGGCGGAGCCCATGTGTTTTCGCTGGGGAGCAGCATTGGCACAGGTTCGTTGGTCATCAATCCGGGCGCGTCCACTTCATTGTCGATCAGCATGGTTGGTGCGGGATCTGGATGCGACATTTTCACAGGCGCTCTCCGCTTTGCAGTTTCGGGAAACGGGGACATAACCGATCCCTTTGCGTGGCAAAGCGCAGGCGGCATTTTACCTCCGCCTGAGTTTGCAAACGACAGCGATGGGACGAACTTCTGATGCCATCTAACCCGACTGTGACCTACGGAGACGGCCGCTATTATTGGAGCGGCAATGCTGCGGGCGTAACCGGGGACGCCATCAATTTTGTGGGCGACTCGCGTTACCTAGTCGATACGTGTTCGTTGACGTGGAGTATTTTGCAAGCGGCCACTGACGGCAGCGCCCCGCAAATCTCCTACAACACGGGGGCCGGGTTGGTGACGGCCACGATTGGCAGTGCTGGCACTCCGCAAGCGGTCATCAACGAAAGCGGTCAGATAAATGTGAATCTGACGGGTGCGACGCTGCTTCAGGTCAATGTGACGTCGACCGGCGGCACGGTGACGGCCGGCGCTTTGCCGTGGATCGTGGCGGTTGCCATCACGCGCAACGCCAACGAATCACTGCCTTGGGATTTTGCCAACCCGTTCGACCCGGTGGCGTACAACCCGTCGATCACGGACAACAATGGCTACCCGTCCTCGACGCTGTTGCAATTGCGAACGCGGATCATCAATCGGTTGGGGTTTATTCCGCCGAACCCGGTGGACGCAACCGCGACGTTCACACAGCTTCAGGCTCGAGTCACAGCGCGGTGCGGGTTCATTCCGCTCTTGGCCGAAGTGCCGGGGTTGACTCTTCTGCAAATGCAAACCTACCTCATGAACCGTTTGGGGTTTGCCAACCAAGCGTCGAACCCGCCGCCTGGGATGGCCGCTACGCTGACTGCGATCATCAACGAAGCGCAACAGGGGTTGTACCGCAGGTACACCCAGGGAGGCTATGCGGACGCCGCACCGGCCTTGTTGGTGAACTCCACCGATACGTTGACGCTCGACAACCTAGCTGTCCAACTTCTCGCGTGCGCGACGGCCAAAGTCCATTACGGACAGCCCGATGGTCAAGTGATCGGCAACCAGTACGAGACGTACCTCAAAGAATTGATGGCGCGCACGCCGCCGAATCTGACGGCAGTTCTTAAGCAAAACATCAACTCCGCGATCCAGACGATCTGGCGTCGGTACGCTTACGAAGTGAACGGGGTTATCACGACCGCCGCGCCCGCGCAATTGGTGGCGGGTTCCGACGTTTGCCCGATCGACGCTTTGGCTGTCGAACTCTTGGCCTCTGCACTGACCAAAGGCATTTACGGGCAAAAGGACGCTGCCTACGTTGCGCAGGAAGTCGAGACGTACCTGACGGAAACGTTGAAACGACAACCGCCGAACATTGTGGCAATCGTCAACGACCTTTTGCTGAGCGCACAGACCTACCTCTATCGACGGTACACGGCGCTTCATACCAAGCGGCTGTTCCGCTGGAAAGTCAATCCCGGCCAGCGGTTCTACGGGTTGACCGACAACGACGAGAACGTGCTCGCCAACTACCACATGGACCCGAACAAGACCATTGAGTGGGTGGGGATTCAGGACTCGAGGAATGTATGGTATCCGCTGATCGAGGGCATCCCGCCGCAGCTGTTCACGATGATTACCAAACCGTGGCGGCCAGCGCGTTACAAGATCGGGCAAGCGATCGAACTCTACCCGGCCCCGGATCAGACGTATTGGTTGTGGATTCGCGCGCACTTCGGGCTCATGTCTTTCGTGAACGATACGGATACCACGACGCTCGACAGCGAATTGGTGTTTTTGCAGGCATTGGCGACGGCAAAAGCCCACTACGGGCAAGCCGACGCGGCAACCGTGGCCGCTGAGGCCGGCAACTACCGCAAGGAACTGATCGCTGGCACGCACGCGACGGCGCACTACATTCCCGGCACGATCGCCGTGCCTCCTGCCGTCCGTCCGACGCTCATCGGATACCAGGACAACCAGAGCGGCTAATGCGTCAAGTTTCACTTTCGAAACTGACCGAAGGCATCAATCGGTTGCGGGTAAAAGGCGAAGCGTCGGCGCAGCAGCTATACGACCTTCAAAACGCTTACGTTGCCGCTACCGGGGAGATATTGCCGCGCGAAGGCACGATCCTCGCGCAGACGTTGAACAGCAGCACGGCGGGGCTATGCGCCATCGACGGGGTGTTTCACGTATTTGGCAATGCGTTTGTTTCGGTGCCTTCCGGGTATCAGTGCGACGTGTTGGTGAACCCCGTCGATGCAACGCTCACGGTGTCGAAAATTTGGTTCGCGCAACCGTTCATGGGGTTCCCCTACGTGGTTGCGCAATTCTCTGACGGCAGCGTTTACCACTACTGGTTGCAGAGCAACGGTTCGTGGGCGGCGAACACGGTCTACCAAACAGGGTCGATCATCCTGCCGGACACCGCGAACGGGTTGGCGTACCTTGCCACGCGCGACGTACCGCCCAACCCGACGTGGACGGCGGAAACTACGATCTCGGCTGGTAATGTTGTGGAACCGACTGAATACACCGGGTACATGTACCGCGCGGTAAACGTGCTCGGCAGCACGCCGCACACCGGCGCATCCGAACCTTCGTGGCCGACAACGCTTGGCGGCACCATTCAAGAATTTGGTGATTTCGACACGTCCTTAAGCAGCTCGGGCACCACGCAATCGACGACGACCACAACATCGCTTGCGCTCGGATCGAACATCACGGATAGATACGGTGATTCAGCGACGATCGCCGGGCAGACCGGCACGTCGGGCGCAGCAACGACGACCGTGACCGCAGCGGCAAAAGTAACGGTATGGGCGCCGGGCACCCTCTACGCGCCCGGCGCAGTCGTGCAACCGAGCACAGGCCAAGGGGCTTTTATCAACGCCATCCCCAATGGCGATTTTGAAAACGGCAACGACGGAAATTGGGTGTTCACCGGCATTACTCCTTGGGCGTACTCGACAACGGGCGCGTACCAAGGATCGTATTGTTTAGTGTTCCCCGGCACGGGCAGCACTTCAGCCGGCGGCGATTACGCGCGCATGAACAACTATGGTGCCGTGACGCCGGGGCAATCGGTTACGGCATCCGCTTATCTCAACCCGAACAACAACGGCGCCAACCTACAATTGTGGGTGTGTCTCGACTGGTATACGTCGGCTGATGTATTTATCAGCGAAACGTTGTCCGCAGGGCAAGAAGGCGGCGGCTATCGGCAGACGTCAGTCACCGGCACCGCGCCGCCGGGGGCCGCTCACTGCCGCGTAGCGGTTCGCGCCGGCCGCGGCACAAGCGGAGTCAATCCAGGGTACGCCGATCTCGTGGTGTGGAACCTCGAGACGCCGACCACGGTCAGCAACTTCCTTTACGAAGCAGTGCAATCGAGCGCCGGCAGTTCGGGATCGACCGAACCCACGTGGCCGACGACGGCCGGCAACACGGTGATTGACAACACGGTGACGTGGGAAGCAATTGGAACGTCGATCATCACTTGGCAAGCGATTCCGATTATGTACTCGGGAACCACGCAGCCGACCTTTCCGACGACGGTCGGAAATGCGGTCCAAGACGTCAGTTCGTTCACGTCGACAGACGGTCACGTCACCAATACCAGCATGTCGTGGACATGCACAAGTCGGCGGATTACCGACACCAATGACCCCAACACCACGGCTGTTTGCCTTGGCGCTTCTCACGTGTTCGCAGGGAGCAACGACATATGCTCGTATTCGGCTGCTGTAGACCCGACCGATTGGACGTCATCGAACAATGCCGGCTACTTGCCGACCGGCTTGAACAACTACGGTGCGAACCCAGTGGCTATGCTGGCCTTGTACCGTTCGAACTTGATGGTATTCAACTCTGGTGGATACCAGATGTGGCAGATAGATCCCGACCCAGCGAATATGGCTCTGCTCGACGCGCAGCCGGTCGGATCAACGTACCCTCGAGCAGCGCAATCGGTGGCGAACGACCTCATGTTCCTGACGGAAGTCGGCGTTCGCAACCTTGGTACGATCGGAGCAACGGCCAACATGCAAATTGGATCGAGCGGGCAACCCGTCGATCCACTGATAAAGGCTCAGCTTCAAGCGGGAACTTATGAGCC